GAAAAAGATTGTAGCTGATGTTGAGCCGTCTCCTATCTGTTTATGTAATTGGCTTTCTCCAAAGTCTAATGCTATATTTTCAATGTCCTGAACTTGTTTAGCAAATTCCTCATCTTCATTTAGCCATTTATAATATGTTGAACGTGGAACGTCTGCTGACTTACAAGCAACTGTTACAACTCCTAATGAGCTTTCTAAAGCTTTCAAGATACTTTCCTTTTTTATGTGTCTACTTTCGTCCATATTATATTCCTTTAAATGCTTTTAATGGGTAGAAGATTAAGCTGTTTCTATACCCATTTTCTGCTATTGGTTTTATTGGTGTTACTCCGTGTACGTTTCTCCAAGCAGGGTAGACTAACATTGAGTTGTCTGCTTGTTCAAATGTTAGGTTATAGTCAGGCACGTTTAAGCAACCTCCGTTTGAGTTGTTTCTTTTTGTGAGGATTATATTTACTGTTCCTTTGATGTTTCCTGTATCTCTGTGAAATGGTGCTGATATGTTAAAGTTAGATATACTACTCGTGTACATTGTTCCAAACTTCCATTCATCTTTTACATCTGCAAATAGTTCTTGTTGTCTTTCGTATATCTTAGGAGTTATTTCTTTTATGATTTGTTCTGCTTCTAAACAAGCTCCCCACATTGCTTTAATAAATGTTTGTGCTTTCTTATCCCTGTGAACTGCTGATATGTTAGGGTAAGGTCTACGCATAACAGGGTTAGGAGCAATAGAACCAAGTATAGTGCTGTATTGACTGCAACCTAAAGCCCTTGAAGCTGCTCTGCTATGTACTTTAGTTTTGTCTTTCTCATTTGCTATTGTGCTCATTCTATCCATAATAGTTTTAGGAACATTATCTCCCCTGAACTCTTTAGCTGCAACTGCCAACAACATACTCAACCTTTCGCTATACTCCTTTACATCTTTAATATAAAAACCTACTATCTCCCCATCAACTTCTAATAAGCAATCTTCTTTTATGTTTGGTTCATAGTAAGGACAGTCTTTACCTATCTTAATATTGTGTTCTACCTGCTCTAATTTAATTGTTTTCATTTTATTATTTTATTTAAACTCTTTGCAAATGCTTTGTAATTTATTTTTACATCAACTTTCTTATTTGTCTTATATAATTTTGTATAGGGATGCCATTTCTTTGTCATTTTCTCTGCCCATTTATAGTCTTGTTTATCCTTATACTTTTCGTGCAAACCACCTTTATTACTTCCAACTGTTGGTGTGCTGAAACCAATCTTTAAAAACTTTACTATTCCGTTACCTTCTTTTATTGTTTTTAATGCAAAGTCCTTATCTTCTTTAGTATCTTTACTGTAGTTCCAATCAATTTTATTTACATTCATTAAAATACAAGCTTCAACTGATGCTTTATTAATTACATAATCTTGTTTTGCCGTCCATATTAATTGCTTATTATTTATACCATACAATTCAAAGGGAAGTTGATTTGCCTTTTGAAATATGTTTATCCATACATCTGCTCCAACTTTTATATTCTTTCCATTTCTATATTCGTAAAAAGAATTGATGTCATCATCACACATTATAATCCATTGATGATTATTTTCTTTAGCATATTGTAACATAAAGTTTCTTACATAAGATATTCCTTGATTATCTTTTTGTATATTTATTTTATTCGGAACTTCATACAAATCAAATTCTTTAGGTTCAATAAAGTGTTTTACTTCTATTCCTGCTTCTTCAAACAATTTGTAAGTCTTTGTATTTAATCTTCCTTTAGTTGGTATAAAACAAATCATCTATTGTTTAAAAGCATTTAAAACGATTAACCCTACATTCTTCCCTTCCTTTCTTGCTGTGTTTATTAATAATACAGCTTCGTCATAATGCTCAGGTTCAAACTCTATTTGTATTGCTCTCTTTACTGAAGCTTCTTTATCTTGTAAAGTTGAGCCTAAGTCTAAATCTTCTAATACAGAATAGTCTACAGCTTCTTCAGGTTGCCATACATCCATACCCCATTCACCTAGCTTTGCGTTATCCCATTGGTTGCCAAGTATATCCCAATCCCATTCACCAAACCCTACATTATCCTTTACAATAAATTCTTCTTTCTGTTCTTCTGTCAAGCCCTTAGCTATTTTAACAGGCACTTCTTTAAGTCCCGCTGCAACACAAGCTTTGTATCTCATATTACCTCCTAAGATGACATTGTTCTCGTCAACTATTATTGGTCTTAGTTCTAGCATTTCAGGAAAGTCCTTAATAGACTTTACAAGTTTTTTAAATTTAGCTTCCTTGATTATTCTAGGATTGCTTTCGTTTGGTTTTAATTCGTTGATTTTTAGTTTCATAGTATATAATAGAATTTTTGTTAATTTATTTTATTCGGTCTTGCTTCTTATCTTTTCTGTTGCTCCTTCCCAAAGCTTGTCTCGTTTCATACTTAGAGTAGGCTCTGTTCTTTTAAGACTAGGCATACCGTCTGTTGGTTTGCTATCCATATACTTACCACAACTACATTGAGCTTCTTTGCATACCCACTTCTTATCCCTTAAAACTATTGTAGCTTTGCCAACTTCTTTTTCTTCTTTACCACATTCGCAACTGTATAGTGTCATTTTTTATTTACTTAATCTGTCTAGTTCAAAGTGTAAATGATTTATTGCTTTCTGTATATCTTGTTTTATAGGATTGTCAGGTTTATGACCTGCACGTAAGAGGTAACTAATTGCAGTACCTATGTTATAGCTATCAGGTTGAAAGTCCTCTACTACTTTTCTTGCTGAGTAACCGTACTTCTTTCCTGAGTAGTAACTAGGTTCAGGTGTTAATTTATAATCTGTTTCTATTGTTGGCATATTTTCTATGTTTTTAATTAGTTTATTATTCTGTGTCATTTTTTAATAGTTTTAAAAGTTGGTGCGGTGTATATATTCTGCTATCACCGTCATAGTTTTCAAAGATACAAGTAAAGTTATCGTTTTCCCAAGTCCAAAGACTGCGGACATTCTTTTTAATGTGGCTGTTCAATACCCACTTAATTGTTTTGTAAGTTCTTTTCATATCTATTGTTTAAGTTTTAAATACGCTAAGGGTTCAGAAAAAAATAAGAAAATAACCGCATTGTTATTTAAGTTAAGTTTAGCCCTTAGCATATTCTTTATATAGTTTTTTTATTCCATCAAAGCACGTTGATATACACGAGCCACAATTCGTTCTAGGACTGTAATTAGTATTGTATATCGTATTATATGTTTCAATCATTCTCTTTTTAGCTGCTTGGTCTTTTGCTCTACCTGTTTTTAAGTCTTTCCACATATCTAAAATTTCGTCAACTATTTCCTGCGGTAAACTTTCAGGTGTTTCTATCTCAGTTGTTTTTTGCCATTTCTTCTGACTGCATCCCATTGGTGCAAGTCTTGCTTTAATCTTCATAAAACAGCCGCAGTCCTTACAAGTTCCTGTAGGTTTAAAATAATAAATACAAGACTTACAGATAGTTATTCTATCTTCATAGACTTCGTTAGGAACAAAGAACTTATTCATATTATCCTTAATTGTGCTGTATGATTATTTAATCTTTTCATAGCTGCTTCAAAATACTCCTTATCTAATTCACAAGCTGTTAAATCATATCCTAAGTTATGACAAGCTATTGCTATACTACCACTACCTAAGTGAGTATCTAAAATCTTATCTCCTTCTTTTGCGTAATTCATTAAAAGCCATTCGTAAAGTTGAGTAGGTTTTTGTGTAGGGTGTATTTTACTATCACATTTATTTATATAAGCATCCGTTCTACTCATATTAAATAATTTAAAAGTGTTAAAACTTGTTTTAGCTAATTCACCTTCTTTCATTTTTAAGTTCTTAAACTTATTCCAAACTATAACACCACTTAAATTTAAGTTAAAAAAATAATTGCCACCCCAAATAATTTGGTTTTTGCTCACCCTTTCAAGTTCTTTGAAGTATTGTAAACTAGACACTTCGCTATCCCATTTACTTTTATGATATTTTTTCCATTTACCACCATTTGATATTCTATTGCTTTCACTTTGTTTATTTTGTTCTACATCTGCATTAATCCCATAAGGAGGGTCAACTATTGCCAAGTCAAAATGATTGTCTTCATATCTTGACATTAACTCCATATTACATTCGTTAGTTATTTTCATTCAATTCCTTTTTAAGTATATCTCTTACTTTATCTATTGTAGTAAAAAGACTATTTCTACTTATTCCTGTTTTCTTTGCAAGACTATCTAAAGTTTCGCCTGAGTAATAAAGCTCAAATATCTTTTTATCGTACCACGTTTGTTTATCTAATACTTGGTCTATTTCTTCAAGCCTTTCCCATTTGTAATTATCTTCTATTTCTTCAGGCAAGTTGTAGATACTTTTATGAAAAGCGTTCTGACTAGAGCTTGTCATATATACTCCTACTAAATTTGTGTAGTACTTCTTATACTTATAATAAAAAGGACTTCTAACACTTGTCAAACTTCTTCTTAATACTACTGCACCGTAACCTTTAATTCCTTTGATACCATCTTTATCGTAAATGTTTTTTAATGTTTCAGGGTTCATCTGTAGGAAATACAAGAACATTTCTTGACAAGCGTCATTAATAGCTTCTTCATCTTGCGTTATACCATAACACATATTTCTAAAGAAAGAACTTAGCTTAGATATTTCTGCATATATATCAGTCATTTATTTGTTCTAAAGTGTCTATCTTATCTACTACATCAAAAACCATTTCATCTAATACAGTTTTATAAGCTCTAAGTGTAGGAGCGTTTGTTTTAGTTTCAAGCCCTGCAAAGAAACCATTTGTAGCTACTGAAAGGTTTATAGGTATTACCATCATCCAATCGTACCAATTATTTTCTCTAACTCCTTTGCCATAATTGTTGTGGTATTCCAAGATAGTATCTACTACATCTAAATAATTATTGTATCTTGATTTTGAACTTACATCTTTTGCAAACTCAGTACACATAGATATATAAGTTTCAATTATGTTCTTGTGTTCCTCACTTGCGTATATCGGTTCTATCATACGCCAAACTTAACAAAAAAGTTTACTCAATTCCTTTTTCTTTTTTTAACTTATCAACAAGCGATTTGTAATAACTTATCTTTTCTTCATATTCAACACGACTTATCTTTACAGTTGTTCTAGCTAAGTATTGTAATTCTTCAGCTTTACCCTCTCCATACTTTCCCTCTAAAGCTAACGAAAATTTGTACTGTTCTCCCCAAGCATAAACATTACATTTCACACATTGCACCTGACAATTTTCCTCATCAAATCTTGTAGATAAATGTTTCCTGCTTTGGAAGTGTCCGTTTTGCATACCTTCTTTGTAGTGTCTTACTATTCCACAAGTGAAGCATTGGCACATTCCGTATTCGTTAGCTTCTCTAAGCCTTATGTAAAGACTGAACCACTTGTCAAGTTCCTTTTTTAATTTACTGACTGTCTTCTTCAATTCTTATTAAGTTTTTAATTAATACTTTAACGAGTTGTTCTTGGTCAAAGGTGCTTCCTTCTCTGACTGCTCTACCTCCATAATAAAAGATACCTTTCAAGTTGTTTATTCTTTCATAGACAATAGCATTATTGAAAGCCCATATAATCGCTACAGGTTTCCCACTATTGACTTGAAGTTGTTGAGCTCTTACAATTTTACGCATTGCTACAATAACATCTTGTCCGTCCTCTATATTTTTATGAACTCCTTTTACTTCAGCAAATCCTGTAATTTTTCCTTTGTTATAAAGAACTGCGTCTATGTGAGCATATTCCTGATGTGAACCATAAGTCAAATCAAAATGATTGCAAAACTGTTTTAAGGCTTTGTTCTGTCTTTCTCTATGTGATTTTCGTTCAAATTTCATTTTCAAACTTAGAACAAAAATAAGCTTCTAAAATACAAAGTAAAATTATTATTCCCCACACGATTGTTAATATCTTCATCTTAAAAAATCTAATATCATTTCATAAAAAACATCTTCATTGTTTTCTGTCCATTTCTGTATCTGTTCTTCAGTAAGTTCTTTTCCATTTTCATCTTCTGCGTAACTTATAAAAGCATCACAAAAATCAGGGTAATCCCAAGACTTTACATCTTCTAATTCATAATCTGTTAATTTCATTTTAA